ATCAGTATTCGATGAATACCTCAGCGTTGTCTTGTGGTTGCTTGACTGATTCGTAGATTTCAATCGCTTCCTCAAGACGACCTTCCGAAACTAGTTGGTGAATGAGATCGATGATGTCGGTCTTAGTCTCGGTCATGGTCCTGTCCGCTGTGAACTTAAAAATTATACAGGACCACTGGTGCTATGTCAAGTAGTCCTCTGGAAATCCATCGTCTTCGATGGGATACTCGTAAATTTGCTGCTCGTTATTTTCTGACATATCATCTGACAAAACTAATAGTTCAGGTTCTGCTTCTTCAATGAACTCACACCACTCATAATATAGGGCGTACATGTCTTTGTGGCGGTTCTCCCTAACAAGTTCCTCACAACGTTCACTGACCCAGTAAACCATATCATCACACATCTTCCTTAGATGTTGTGGAGCCTTTTCCATAGTAGTCCTTACGCATGTACCTACCAAGTATGTTTGAATTATAGAACGCAGGTTCTTCGTTCAAACTCTCACATAATACATTATTTAGGAAGAGTTGTCTAGTTTCCTCGTAGTTAACTAAACCTTTCGTTTCCCATACACTTAGTATAGTTCTTTTAAAGGAGAGATTCCCGAGCGCCTTGCGTTCTTCATTAAGTTCATCAGAGCTTCCGTAGTATCTTTTCCAGTCGCTCTCACTCCTAACTCTCCTAGTCTTACCTCTAGGCTTTCTGAATGACCAGAAGTATTTCCTGCCGATGTACTTCCGACCAGTGACGACATTAGTGATACAGTAGACAAAACCGTACATGTCGTCAATATCCTTAGATAGAAAAGGGGATCCTTTAAATATCCAGGGGTTTTCATAAAGTTGTTCTTCATCATCAATCTGGGTACCCATCATCGTCATAACTATCCTGATAATATCCTTCGCCGTCTAAGTAAGCATCTTTGTCTGCGTAGACTTCTACTTTTAGTTCGGCAAGGAGATCTTCTAGAGATTGGATGAGCACCTTTAGGTGTCTTTTATCCATAAAAATATCCCCGACTACTATATGTAGCGGGGATAACTTTTAGGGTCTTTTAACTTTCCAATTGGTTATACCAAATGGTTTCAAGTTAACCCATTTCGCGTAGTGCACACCACGATAGGTCAGAAAGGCAAACGTCTTATCTGGATCGTGTTTGTTAGAATCATACTCTGGAAGATCATAATCTAGTCTGATCTTCAACATGGCATCATCCTCTTGCTAACAAGCGGATTTCTCCATAGATCAGGGCACAGAATACAACACTGAAAAGGGATACGCTCCCGACTACTTGGAGTGCTAGCATATCACTTATTGTATGTGTGACCGCGATAGCAGAAAGTGCCATGCACTTCGTCAGCATCGCCTTGCTTGCACTCAAACTTGACGCCACGATAGGCAGTCATAGCAATCTGTGCATCGTGCAGTGCGGATGCCTTTTCGATCTGCTTCTTGATGATTGTAAGTGTGTTCATTTGTTTTCTCCTGAAGTGGGTGATTAACCTTCTCACCTTTCGGTGGATCCGTTTCCCCGTTCCTTCAGTCGTTTGCGTCCCAGTCCAACTTACACTCAGGTACAGATTCCTTTACGGTCTCTACTAACTCCACCACTATTGCTGGAGGTAGTTCTGATCTGTTTGCTTTGATCCTGAGCACTAGAGCATCAGCATCAGCGCAGAGCATACCAGAGTAGAGTAACAAGTCAAACATAGGATGAACGCTCCGTTCCGCGACTTACTTGCGTCCTATGTATACAACCCGTCGCATTGACCTTCTACTTTTGACTTGAGATATCCTATCAGATTCAACTTTGATCGAAGATCAAGGTTTGGATCTGCCGAGATTTCTACTCGTCTTTGTAAGAACCTTTCACAAGACATGTGCCAACCGTAAGGATTAGCGTCATCATGATGGGCAAGGGTCAATGCCAGCAGAGTTGCTAACATGGATGAACGTATTGCTAGTATATACTAACAATTCTATTTACGCAAGCAGGTGTGTTACCTTTGATACCGTTTAAACGTTTCTTTATAATCCTGGTACATTGCGTTAAGTGCCCAGGACTGTGCGAGGGACTTCGGTCCCTCGGTAAGTAACACAACTTGTTTTTCTTTGAGTGTAGAACCCTTAAGTTCCAAGTATTCTTTTCTCCAATTAGAGAGAGAATCCTGCGAAGGTTTCTGCTCCGACATCTTGTTTGATACCTCCGATGACATAGGATTCAATCTCAGTTTCCTGAGGTGCGTTCTGCTGCCCCTTAGAGTTCAACCAATACTGCGTCCAAGGCAGTGGGTTGTTCTTGGCAGGAACGTCATAGATAGGATCGAAACCAAGCGCCTTCATGCGACGGTTGGCGATCCATTCAACATACTGGGTGAGGAGTTTGGCGTTAAGACCAATCATAGATCCATCTTGGAACAGATACTCTGCCCAGGATCTCTCCTCGTCCACAGCGTCCTTGAACATCTGGATCACATTGTCATGTTCTTCCTTTGCGATGCGAACCATGTCGGGGTCATCTCCCGAGTGCCAGTTCTTGATGATGTTCTGAGTAAGGACAAGATGCTGATTTTCGTCTCGTGCGATGAGAGAGATAATTTTAGCGGATCCTTCCATAAGCTTGAGTTCACCAAACGCAAACGAGCAAGCGAAGGACACGTAGAATCGAATTCCCTCCAGAATATTGACATTGACGATCGCTCGGTAGAGCTTTCTCTTGAGGTCATAGACTTCCCATTGTGCTGTTGGGCTATCCTTGAAGTCGGATTGCCACATTGAACCAGTGCCATACTTTTGTGCAGCATCGATGAGTTCATTATAGGCTGCTGTAACCGTTTCTGCGCGGTTTAGAATCTTATGATCTTCTAAAATTGTATCAAAGACTTCACTTGGGTCTGGGTAGACGTTCTTAATGATGTGAGTATAGGAACGTGAGTGGATCATCTCCATCAGTTCCCACACAGTCATAGCAGATTCAAGTTCAGGTAATGAACAGTATGGGATAAAAGCCATCCCAGGACCGCGCCCTTGTACAGAATCAAGCATGACCTGGTACTTAAGGTTGCTGGTAAAAATATGTTTTTGCTCTGGCGTGAGTGTTTTGTAGTCGGATCTATCCTTCTGGAGAGAGACCTCTTCAGGTCTCCAGAAGTATCCGAGTTGGTTTTGTGTAAGACGGTCAAAGATCGGGTATTTAAAATTGTCATAACGTTGGATACCCAGTGGTGCACCGAAGAACATCGGTTGCTTTGTAACGTCAACTTTATTGGTGTTCAACACCGTCATGCCTTTGATATCCATGGGTGTCTCTGTGCTTTTTAAAAATTCCATATACCTTAGATCTTACAGGATTCGCAGTCGTCTTCCTCAGACGTAACAATCTCCTTAATGAGATTTTCTAGTTCGTTTCTCTTCGTATCTACGTCTTCATCTGCATCCTTCTTAGCGTCATAGGTGTTCTGATAGTAGGAGGTCTTCCAACCGTACTTATATGTATTCAAAAAGTCATTTGCCATCACTGAGACAGGGACTTGGTTGTCTGGATACTGCTCTGGGTTGTAAGACCAGTTTCCACTGATTGCTTGGTCGAAGAACTTTTGCATGACCGCAACAACATTGATGTACCCAGTGTTATTAGGCATGTCCCATAGAAGAGTGTAAGAACTCTTAAGAGAATTGTATTGCGGGACGATCTGTTTAAGCGGTCCCTTCTTGCTTTTTTTAACGGACAAATAGTCTCTAGGTGGTTCGATTCCATTTGTTGCGTTAGACACAACGGAACTGCTCTCTGATGGCATCTGAGCAGACAGTGTTGAGTGCCTAAGACCGTGGGTGGTGATAGATACTCTAAGACTTTCCCAATCATAATTCAGTTCGTTTGCGACCAGTTCATCCACATCCTTCTTGTATGTATCAATTGGAAGAATTCCATCAGCATATTTCGTGCGAGAGAACCCATCACATGCTCCACGTTCTTTAGCAAGTTCGTTTGATGCTTTGAGGAGACTATATTGGAATGCCTCAGTGAGATCATGTACAAGTTTCCATGCCTCTGGAGAATCATACTTAACTTTGTGGCGGGCAAGGTAATGTGCCAAACCAATATAACCGATGCCCAGAGAGCGGCGTGAGAGGGTGCTACGACGTGCTGCCTTGACTGGATACTCCTGGTAGTCAATGAGTTCCTCAAGACCACGTACAGCAAGGTCACAGAGTTCCTCAACGTCCTCTACATGCCTCAACTTACCAACGTTGATAGCAGACAGGATGCACAGAGCAATCTCTCCTGCTTCATCATCGATGTGACGGATAGGATCTGTAGGCAGAGTGATCTCTTGACAGAGATTACTCATGTTCACCTTGTCTTTAAATGACGAGTGAGTATTGCAGTGGTCAATGTTCATCAGGTAGAGACGACCAGTCTCAGCACGCTCCTTCAGGAGATCAAGAATGAGTTCTTGAGCATTGATAGTCTTTCTCGGAACAGTGTCATCTGATTCAAAACGAACATATAGTTCATCAAAGTCAGGAGTGCCAAAAGCATCGTACAAACCTGGTACATCGTGAGGGCTGAAGAGGCTGATTTCTTCATTCTTGATAAAACGTTCGTAGAATAGTTTAGAGATTTGGATGCTGTAGTCCAACTTTCGGACACGGTTATCTTCCGTCCCTTTATTGTTCTTGAGTACAATGATATCCTCTATTTCTTGGTGCCAGATAGGAAAGTGGACAGTCGCTGACCCACCTCGGATGCCGTTTTGTGTGCAGCATCGGACAGTTGATTCAAACTTTTTGAGGAAGGGGACCACACCTGTGTGTTGAACCTCTCCGCCTCGGATCTTAGCGTTGATACCCCTGATGCGACCTGCGTTGATACCGATTCCTGCGCGTTGTGCAACATAATAGCCAATAGCCATGTCGCTGCTAAAGATGCTATCGAGGGTGTCATCAACATCAACAAGAACACAGCTCGCAAATTGTCGAAGTGGAGTTCGCACCCCTGCCATGATAGGTGTGGGAATGTTGATTCGGTGCTTCGAGATTGCGTTGTAGTATCGTTTGACATAATCGAGTCGAGTCTCTGATGGATATTTTTGAAAGAGAGTCGCTGCGATCATGATATACATCTGTTGTGGTGTCTCATACACCTCACCAGACGAGCGATCCTGCACGAG